GCCAGCTTTTGCGGCATGTTGTCGCATCGCAGTGAAGAGGAGCTTGTAATGTCATTGCCAACTGATGTGCTTTATGAACAGGCACAAGAAGTAGCAAACCATCTGGACCGAAGGAAGGTCAAACTTCCGACGGGCAGTAGCCTAGCCGACTACTGCAGAGGGAGAACCAGGTATTTCACCCGAGGGGGTGAATACTATCATCAACAATGGGATGATGGTGCCCTGGTTCAATCCTTTTCTACAGCCCCTAACGACACTTCCCAAGAGACATTGGATATGACTCTGGGTAAGGACAGTCAAGGGTTGTGGATAGGAGGCCCTTTCGCCTCTCATACGATCGAGAGGACGAGAAGGTTCACTTCCGGATGGAACGCTCGTTCGGTGGAATACCCAGAGTTTCTCTGGCCACCGGCAAAGAGCGAATTTTACAAGCGGTTAATACCTCCTCTTTTGTTTGCACCCCCGTCTAAGAGTGGCTGGTTTTTCAAGCCACAGTCCGTCGCTAGCGCACATCCTGTATGGATACAAAATGCGCGAAACGCGGCTCTTGGACGCTTACAGGCCGCACGAAATCGTGCTAAGCCTGATTCGACGTATGCCGACTTTGCTGTAAGCATTGCCGAATTACGTGAGGTGTCACAACTGGTCCGTTCACGAGCTTCATCACTCATGAGCGCTTTTGGATCCGGCTACTTGGCTTACGCCTTTGGCTGGACACCCATCATTTCCGACCTTCTTAAGCTGACGAATATGGCAGCTGCAACCAAGAAACGTATTGCTTGGTTGCGTAAGAATGAAGGAAAACCAGTTAAACTTAAGAGGTCCCTCTACAACTTTAGCTCCGACTTGGGTGAACTTTATTCTATCACCCGTGGCACTCCGTACCCCTTCAACACCATTGAAATCGCCGAAGGCGACCATCCGGTGTATGGGGTTATGAGTTGCAAGGCAGATTACCATAACGTGATTCGTTATACTCTCCCTAAAGATGCAGACTCCCTTGGCTGGGACGATGAGGCGTTTCAATACCTCATCGGTTTGCGGCCAGGCCTTGACCTAATCTGGGATATAACTCCCTGGACGTGGTTAGTGGACTGGTTCACGAACGTAGGCGACTTTATAGAGGCCGAGTTTAGCCCCGACTTAGTGGCAACCGAAATCCATGATGAATGGATTACGATCACTTGCGAGGTTACTTCTTGGGCTAATCTACCGACAGTCGCGGGGGGTTTGTCAAACTATACTGCACACACAAGTGCGTACACCGAACGTAAGGATACGTTCAAGTATAGAATGATACCTCCCGACGCTGCGCCATTAACGCTGTTAGACATAGTACCGTTTAACAGCAAACAGCAAGCAATCTTGGCCGCCTTGGCGGCTTCTCGTCAGAGAAGCTTATAGGGCGACCAGGAAACAACCGAAAGGAATAGCAGTATGTCTACTGCCACCTCATCTACCGTTCAGATCACTCTGAGCGGCATCGGCGCCACGGACTTTACTAAGACCGAGGTTGACAAGGGCTCCATTACGCGGACTTCCGATAATGGACTTCATGTCTTGCAGCATATCAATCAGACCACTAAATCAGGACGTCGACGGTGCGTTGTACGCATGCAGTCGACTGATCCCACAGATGCAGAAGTAACTGCTACCTGTACCCTGACCATGGATTTCCCCAAAGGCGAATCTGCCTACGGAGTTGTCCCTGCAAGGGCGATCGTGGACTTCCTCCAGGCTAACACCTGGGAGGAGATTGACCTAGCTGCCGCCGGCCACAACCTTGGCTAGTACTTGTACTAGCTAAGGTGGCCTTGGCCATGTGGGTATGAGGACATAGACCATGCTGGATTCCACCTTTTAACTAGAAGGAGAATCCTTAAATGGAGCATGTCTTGCTAACCCTGTTCAAGTCCTTGTCAATGGACTTGATCGATTGTGCTCGGAATACCGAGTCGGATCGTTGCGAATTAATACGTGATCATAAACGAGATCACGCATATTTGCGACGCCGCTTCCAGAAGGAAGGGGATTCCCTGGTTACCAGGGCCCTTCCTGCTTATGCCAAGCATGTTACCGCTTGTCTAGAAGCAGGATCCTACGCACCTCTCGTGGGTTATGCCCACGGAAGCGACAATCTCCCAAGATTTCTACATGGGTGG